GGTTGTTCGCGCCGCGTTATGTTCCTAGCGACAGAACGGAATCTTGGGTGCGCAGGTCGGGTGCGCAGGTCGGGTGCGCAGGTGCGCAAGGATCGGGCTGAGGTGCACGTCATGAAGGGCGATGGGTCCAACCAGCGGCCGCGGGCACTGCGCTACCTCGGGAAGACTGTGGCGCGGGTCGTCAGCCGCCTTGAGTGCGCGGCCGAGACGATTGGACCGCTGCCGCCGGGCATGCGCATGACGGGCGTCACGGCCGGGCAGTTTTCGGCGATCGACGCGCTTGAGCACATGGTCGATCAGCTCGGGCCTGCCGCGGTCCGGGTCTCGACCTGGACCACCGGCATCTACGATGTCGAACGGACACGCGCGATCCGCGTGGACGGGCGCATTACGGACATCCGGTTTCTGCTTGACCGGGCCACCTTCGAGAAATCGCCGCAGTTTGCGGGGCCGCTGATCGAGATTCTGGGTGTGGATGCGTTCCGGTGCCTGTCGGTGCATGCGAAGGTGATCATCGTCGACGGTGGTCCGGGGCGGCGGGCGGTGTTCCGGTCGTCGATGAACCTGAACAAGAACTTGCGGACCGAGCAGTTCGACATCGACGTGGACGACGCGGTGGCGGAGTTCTATCGCGCGTGGTTCGACGGGCTCTGGGAGGAATCCGGTCGGAGCCAGGACAACCGGAGGATCATCGCCGCCATCTATGACCGCTACCGGGCGCTGCCGGCCGGCGACGGCGCATCGGCGGCGGCAGTCGAAGCCGCACAGGATCGGTCGGACTTGCGGCAGCGCCGGGTGCGCAAGGGCGACGTTACGATGACACTGGCCCAGCTCAATTTGCCGATCGGGGACTGACGCCATGGGCATTTCCCGGCGCGAATACGCCCGCCGGCGGGGCGTGTCGGAATCGGCCGTCCGCAAGGCGCTTTCGACGGGGCGGATCACGGCCGAGCCGGATGGGACCATCGACCCGGCGAAGGCGGACCGGCAGTGGGACGGTGCGACCGATCCGGCGAAGAAGCGTGGAGGTCTGGCGACGGCGACGGCGGCCTTGGCCAAGGCAGTGTCGGCGCGTGCGGGCACGAAGCCGGTACCGCAGACCGCGCTCGAGGCGGTACGGGACACCCTGCACGAGGCCGGGGCCGATCCGGAACCCGGCGAAGCGCCGGGCGGTGAGGTTTCGTTCTTGCAGGCGCGGCTTGCGAACGAGGTCATCAAGGCGCAGCTGGCCAAGGTCAGGTTGGGCAAGGCCAAGGGCGAGCTGGTCGATAGGGCGCGGGCCTCGGCCATGGTCTTCGATCTGGCGCGACGCGAGCGGGACGCCTGGATCGGCTGGCCGCCGCGCGTGGCAGCGAACATGGCGGCGGAGTTGGGTGTCGACCCGCACCGGATGGAGCAGGTGCTGGACCGCTACCTGCGCGAACATCTGGGCGAGTTGGCCGAGATTGGGGTTGACCTGCGATGAGGCTGGTTTTCGGACTGGCGGGGGTCGTGATCGCGCTTGCAGCGCCGGTCGAGGCTCAAGTCATGAGGATCGGCTGCGGCCGTTCGGACGCTATTGACGGCGCGTTGCGGCACAGGTTCGGGGAGTCGCCGGTCGCGCGTGGCGTCACCGACGGGGCGAGCCCGTCGATCATGGTCGTCTATGTGGGGCCCGACGGGTCGTGGACGCTGGTTCTGGTTCGGGCGAACGGCGAGAGCTGCATTGTCGCGAGCGGTCAGGACTGGCACCTCGTTCCGTCGGGGATCGACGGATGAGCGTTTGGCCACAGTCCAAATGACTGGTGGTAGCGATGTTCGATTTCGACGGGGCGCATGAGTTGCGGGCGGCGTGGTTGTCCGGGCTGGCGCCGGACCCTCGTCAGACGGTGTCGGAATGGGCGGACCGGCATCGCGTCCTGTCGTCTCGCGGGGCGTCGGAAGCCGGGCCGTATCGCACCGCCCGGACGCCTTACATGCGGGCGATCATGGACGCCCTTTCGCCCAGCCATCCGGCCCGGCGGGTTGTGTTCATGAAGGCTGCGCAGGTCGGCGCGACCGAGGCAGGCAACAACTGGCTCGGGTTCTGCGTGCACCGGGCGCCGGGGCCGTTCTTGGCGGTGCAGCCCACGACCGATCTGGCCAAGCGGCTGAGTCAGCAGCGGATCGACCCGCTGATCGAGGAAAGCGCGGTGCTGCGGGCGCTTGTCGCTCCGTCGCGGTCGCGCGACAGCGGCAACACGATTCTGGCGAAACGGTTTCCCGGCGGGCAGTTCGTGCTGACCGGCGCGAACAGCGCCGTGGGCTTGCGGTCGATGCCGGCCCGGTACGTCTTCCTTGACGAGGTGGACGCCTATCCGGGCGACGTCGATGGCGAGGGCGATCCGATCGCGCTGGCGGAGGCGCGGACGATCAGTTTCGGTCACCGGGCCAAGGTGTTTCTTGTGTCGACCCCGACGATTAGCGGTCTGAGCCGGATCGAGCGGGAGTTCGAGGCCAGCGACCAGCGCCGGTACTTCGTTCCGTGCCCGCATTGCGGCGGTCTGCAATGGTTGAAGTTTGAGCGCCTTCGCTGGGAAAAGGGGCGGCCCGAGACGGTTCGCTACATCTGCGAGCATTGCGAGGAGGCGATCGAGGAGCGCCACAAGACGGCGATGATGGACGAGGCCAACGGGGCGCACTGGAAGGCGACTGCGCCTGCCGACCAGATCGCCGCAGCCCGGGCGTCGGGGACGGTGGGCTTTCACATCTCGGGCCTCTATTCCCCGCTCGGCTGGTTGTCGTGGGAGGAGATTGCCCGCGGCTGGGAGGCTGCGCAGGGCAATGACGCGGCGCTGAAGACGTTGCGAAACACGGTGCAGGGCGTCACGTGGCAGGAGCAAGGCGAGGCGCCCGACTGGGAACGGCTTTATGAGAGGCGCGAGAACTGGGATCAGGGCCATGTGCCTGACGGCGTCCTCGTGCTGACCGCCGGGGTGGACGTGCAGCGCGACCGGATCGAGGCCTATGTCTGGGGGTTCGGCCGAAACCTCCGCTCGTGGCTTGTCGATGTCGTCATGATCCACGGCGATCCGGGCACTGCGGCGCCGTGGCAGGCGCTGTCCGAGTTGCTGACGCGCACGTGGCCGCATGCCAGCGGGCAACGCATGGGTCTGGCGAAGCTGGCGATCGACACCGGCGACGGGGCGACGACGGATGCGGTGTATCGCTGGGTGCGGGCGCAGACGCGGCATCAGGTGATGGCCGTGAAGGGCGTATCGGGGTTCGACCGCACCTCGCCCGTGGACGGGCCGACGTACGTTGAGGTCAGCGAGCGCGGGCGCAGGATCAGGAAGGGCCTGCAACTCTGGAAGGTGGCGGTCGCGGTCTTCAAGTCGGAAACCTACCGCTTCCTGCGCCTGCCGCGACCGACGGACGAGGAACTGGCTGACGGGGCGGCATGGCCGCAGGGTTACATCCACTTTCCGAGGCAGCTCAATTCGGAGGTGCTGCGGCAACTGACCGCCGAGCAGCTGGTCACAATCAGGACGCGGCAGGGCTTTCCCAGGCTGGAATGGCGCAAGACGCGGGACCGCAACGAGGCGCTCGACTGCCGGGTCTATGCCCGCGCCGCTGCCTGGCACATGGGCCTGGACCGCTGGGACGAGCGCAAGTGGGCCGATCTTGAAGCGCAACTGGGCGCGTCGCCGCCCCGCGCGGACACTCCGGCCGCGCCGCTTGCGCCTGTGCCGCCTGATCCGCCCGCCGGGCGCACCGTGATGCTGCGCGCGCCGCGTCGGCGTGTATATACACCGAGGTACATGGCTTCATGACTGTCGAGGAAATGCAGGCGCAGTTGGCCCATCTGCGGTCGCTGCGCGCTGGTGGCGTGCGTCAGGCGACGTTCCTGGGGCAGTCGGTCACCTATGCTTCGGACGCGGATATGGCGCGCGCGATTGCGGACCTTGAGCGCCGTATCGCCGCAGCAGAGGCGGGACGACCGCGACGCCGGGTGTTCCGGCCGCATGCCGTGAAGGATCTGTGATGGTCGCGTTTTCGCGGTTCCGCAGGCGCATTGGCGCGTGGATCGGCGGCTTCGACGGTGCGCAAGGCAATCGCCGGCTGCGCGGCTTCCAGCCGACGCGGGCGCATGTGAACACGCTGATTGCGGCCGCTGGCCCCGACATGACCGCGCGTGCGCGGTGGCTGGTGCGCAACAACGGCTATGCGGCGAATGCGGTCGAAAGCTGGGCTTCCAATGCGGTCGGTGCCGGGATCAAGCCCAGCTCGAGCATCGGGTCTGCCGTGCGCAAGGAGGCGATCCAGCGGCTCTGGTTGACGTGGACCGACGAGGCGGATGCCGAGGGGTTGACCGACCTGTACGGCCTGCAACGGCGCATCGCGCGCGAGGTTTTCATTGCCGGCGAGGCTTTCGTGCGGTTCCGCCCGCGGCGCGCCGACGACGGGCTGTCCGTGCCGCTGCAGCTGCAGATGCTGCCGTCTGAGATGCTTCCGCTGCACATGAGCGGACCCGGAACGGCTGGGCCGATCCGGCAAGGGATAGAGTTCGACGCGATCGGTCGGCGTGTCGCCTATCATTTCTACCGGCGGCACCCCGCGGACAGCACCGATCCCGGGCTTGCGGGAGAGACGGTGCGGGTGCCGGCGGACGAGGTCATCCACGTGATCGACCCCGTTGAAGCGGGGCAGCTGCGCGGCGTGTCGCGGTTCGCCCCGGCGATCGTGAAGCTGTTCCTGCTCGACCAATACGACGACGCCGAGCTTGACCGGAAGAAGGTCGCGGCGATGTACGCGATGTTCATCACCTCGCCGGCCGACGAGGAAAACCCGCTGGGCGAACCGTCGGATGACGGGTTCGAGGTTGCGCCGGGGCAGGTGGTGCGCTTGGAGCCGGGTGAGGACGTGAAGGTCGCGGACCCGGCCGACAGCGGCGCGACCTATGAGCCGTTCCAGTTCCGCACGCTCTTGCAGATTTCGGCCGCGCTCGGGATTCCGTATGCCTACCTTGCACAGGATCTGACGAAGGCCTCCTTTGCCAACAGCCGCGCGGGGCTGGTGGAGTTCCGACGGCGCGTCTCGGCCTGGCAGCACAGCGTGATGGTCCACCAGTTCTGCCGGGCGGTCTGGATTCGCTGGATGGACGTGGCTGTGCTGAGCGGCGCGCTGTCGCTGCCGGGTTTCGAGCGCCGGCGCGGCGAGTATTTGGCGTGCTCGTGGTTGCCTGACCGCTGGGATTGGGTTGATCCGCTGAAGGACGTGCATGCCGAGCTTGCGCTGATCGAGGCGGGCCTGAAGAGCCGGACACAGGCCGTCTCGGAGCGCGGGTACGACGTGGAGATCCTCGACCGCGAGATCGCGGCCGAGCGGGCGCGCGAGCGCGCGCTGGGTCTTGATTTCCGTCGGCCGGGATCGCCCGCGCAAGCGCCCGCGCAGGCAAGCGGCGAGGACGCCGCTGAAAGCGACGACGAGCGGTCGCCGACCGGCGGCGTGGAGGATTGAGATGCTGATGCCCCATATTGCCGCGCGGATGTTCAATCGCCCGCTGCTGATCGAACCCGGCAAGGCCGCCGCGATCCTTGCGGGGCTTGGCGCGCGCGTTGTCGGCGGGCGGATCGAGCTTCGGCTTCCTGAGGGCATGGCACGTGCGCCGCAGCCTGCTGAATTGCGGCTGTCCTCCGTGCTGGGCCGGGCAGATGTGGCTGCTTTCCCGCATGGGCGGCGCCCGCAAGCCTCGATTCTCGGCGGCGAGGCCGCGCACAGCGAGGGCGGTCGGTTGTTTGCCTTGCGCCACGGAATTGCGGTCATTCCGGTGACCGGCACGCTCGTGCACCGGGGCGCCTGGATCGGGGAGTCCTCGGGGCAGACGTCCTACGAGGGGCTGGCGGCGCAACTCGACGCGGCGCTGGCCGATCCTGCGGTGACCGGAATCGCGCTCGAGATCGACAGCCATGGGGGCGAGGTTGCGGGCGCCTTCGACCTTGCCGACCGGATCAGGGCAGCGCGGGCATTGAAGCCGGTGCGCGCCTTTGTTGCCGAGGCTGCGTTGTCGGCGGGCTATGCGATCGCGAGCCAGGCCAATCGGATCATTTTGCCGCGCACCGGCGAGGTCGGCAGCATCGGCGTCGTGACGATGCATGTCGACATGTCGGGCGCACTGGAGGATGGCGGCTATGCCGTGACGCTGATCCATGCCGGTGCGCGCAAGGTCGACGGCAATCCGTTCGAGCCGCTGCCCGATACGGTTCGTGCCGAGTGGCAGGTCGACCTTGAATCCGTCCGGCAACTCTTTGCCGCAACAGTCGAGGCGGGTCGCGGCGCGCGGCTGTCGCGCAGCGCTGCTCTGGCTACCGAGGCCGCAATCCTGCGCGGGGCGGATGCGGTGGCAGCCGGGCTTGCGGACGAGGTGGCGGACCTGCGCGCTGCGTTCGAGCAGTTCGCAAGCGAAGCCCGGACCGGGGCCGCTCACGGCATCAAGCCCGCAACCGGCGCGCGCGCTGGTGCGCTGCCGTTTCACGCCGCGCAATGCGGCGCCATCACGAGGAAGGAGCTTTCCATGGACGACGAGACGACGACCGAGGTCGAGATGCAAGAGGCGACTACGACCGGTCAACCAGACGAGGTTGGCGCGCCGCCCGCGACCGCGGGCGATGCGGCAGCTTCGGGCGGCGCCCTGCTTCCGGTCATGTCGCGCGCCGAGGCCGCGGCGCTGGCGGAGGTGGGGGCGCAGGCCGCACGCCTCGGGGTGACCGTCGACGTTGCTGCGGCCATGCGCGCGGGCACGAGCGCCGATGCGCTGCGCAGGCAGGTTCTGGCGGCGCTTGCGGACCGCGCAGAGGCTACCGCCGTCACGCCCGAGCGTGCAGCCCCGCAGGGCAGGTCTGCCGAAAGCCCGATCGTCGCCCGTGCACGCGCCGTCGCGGAGGCGGAGAAGGCCAGGCGGGCCGTCAACTGACCCCAGACCTCAGCGGCGGGCGCCGTCGCTGATTCATCCGGCATTCAAAGGAGGACCACATGCCGACGCTGACCCAGGCGCCCACCGAGGGCGACGTTCTGAAGTTCGATCTCGAGAAGAACTACACCCGCGAGGCGGTGACGCTGCTTGCGGGCACCGCTTACACGGTCGGTGCGGTCCTTGGCCGGATCACGTCGAACGGGAAATACACCCTGAGCCCGGCGACGGGGTCGGACGGATCGCAGACAGCGGTCGCGGTTCTGATCGAGGCCGTCGATGCGACTGCCGGGGACCGCACCGGAGTCGTCGTGACGCGCGGCCCCGCGATCGTGTCGCGCGGCTCGCTGACCTATCACGCGAGCGTCGACGACGCGGCCAAGCGCGAGGCCAAGTGGGGCCAGCTTGCCGCCGTCGGCATCGTCGCGCGCGCCAACGCCTGATCCCGAATCCTGACGGAGCAAAGCCATGACCATTGTTCGCAACCCGTTCGACGCCGGCGGCTATTCGCTGGCCGAAATGACGCAGGCCATCAACATCCTGCCCAACCTCTACACGCGGCTCGGCCAGCTTGGGCTGTTCGAGTTCGAGGGTGTCACGCAGCGCAGCGTGATCATCGAGCAGTACGAGGGGACGCTGCAGTTGCTGCCCTCGCGGCCTTGGGGCGCGCCCGCCACGGTGGGTACGCGCGAGGGACGCTCGATGCGCTCCTTCGCGATCCCGCACATTCCGCACGACGACGTCATCACGGTCGCCGACGTGCAGGGCATCCCGGCGCTGGGATCCTCGGGCCAGACCGACCCTCTTGCTGATGTCATGAGCCGCAAGCTGACGCTGATGCGCCGCAAGCATGCCCAGACCCGCGAGTACATGGAGATGAACGCGCTGCGCGGCATCGTGAAGGACGGCGCGGGCACGACGCTCTACAACTACTTCACGGAGTTCGGGCTCACGCAAATCTCCGTCGATTTCGTGCTCGGCACGCCGGCCACGAACGTGCAGGGCAAGGTCCGCGAGGTGATTCGCGCTATCGAGGACAACCTGCTGGGCGAGACGATGACATCGATCCATGCGCTTGTCAGCCGCGAGTTTTTTGACAAGCTGATCGCGCATCCGAAAACGGAAGAGGCTTACAAGTTCTACGCCGCGACGGGCGCTCAGCCCCTGCGCGAGGATGTGCGGCGAAACTTCCCTTTCGGCGGCATCGTGTTCGAGGAATACAACGCCACCGTCACGCTTGCGGGCGGGACCAGCGAACGGCTGGTGCCGGCGAACGAGGGCGTTGCGTTCCCGCTCGGGACGATGGACACGTTCCGCACCTACGGCGCGCCGGCGGACCTGCTGGAGGCGGTCAACACAATCGGCCAGCCGATCTACGCGCGTCAGCAGATGGACGCGAAGGGCCGGTGGATCGATGTGATGACCGAGGCCAACATCCTGCCGGTGAACAAGCGGCCTCGGGTGGTCGTGCGGATTCACACGTCGAACTGACGGCATGGACCCGTTCGCCAACCTTGCGCCGGCGCTTTTCGCCGCGTTCGGCCGCGACGTCACAATCCTGCCCGCACAGGGCGACCCCGTTGTCGTGCGCGGGATCCTTCGGGACGAGCCGGTCACCGTCGAGACGGCCGACGGTCGGCCGGCGATCGTGCGCGAGCCGACCGTCCATCTGCCCGCGGGAGTCGCGGTTGCGCGCGGCGACCGAATCGCGGTCGCCGGCGATGCGCGGCGCTGGCAGGTGCTGAACCCCTACCCGGCCGGGCCGCTCGGGGGTGGCTGGACGGTCTGCCAGCTGATCGAGGTGGCGCCGTGATCGGTGATGTCGTTGCGCGGATTGCGGAACAGGTGCCGGGCCTTGCCACGGTCGATACGTTGTTTGCCTCGGCTCACGAGATGCCGCTGCCTGCCGCGCTGGTCGGGCCGATGAGTGTCAGGGCCAGCGATCAAAGTCTGATGGCAGCGCATGTGCAGATGCTTGAGTCGCGAATGAGCGTGTTTCTGCACTTCGCGCGTGTGCCACCCGGCGCACCTGCCGCCGCAGAGGCTGTGTCGTTCGAGGCGGCGATTTCCGGTGTTCGTAACGCGCTATGCGGCTGGTTGCCGGTGAGCGCACCCGAGGGTTCTGCGCCGTTCCGATACCTCGGCGGCGAGATGCAGGCCTATGACTCCGGCCTTGCCGTCTGGCGAGAGGATTTTGCGGTCGCGACCCAGTTGCGGCTGTTCCCCGATACATGAGGACCACATCATGTCCGAACCCGAGCCTGCGATTGCCGATTCCGGCGTGTCGCCCGAATCTGTTCTGCCTGATCCTGCCCTGCCACCTGCCCCGCCCGAGGCCGTCGAGCCTCCGCCGCCGCCCGGTCCGGGCAGCTGGCGCTGGGACGCCGTTGCCGGCGCGTACGTCCGCCTGACGAAGGAGACCTGAGATGACCCGTCTTGCCCGCCGCATCGCTCTCATGGCGGTTATCGAGCCGAGCTACGGCTCCGGTCCGCCGACCGATCCGGGGTGGAGCTGGGCGGATGCGCTGCAGATTCTGCCGCGCAATCGCCCGCGGCACCGGATCGAGCGGATGAACGAGCCGCGCGATCTCTACCTGCGGTTTCTCGGCGCTTCGGACGAGATTCCCGGACCGCGCGTGCAGGAGATCGAGTTCGAGGTCGAACTTGGACCCTCGGGCGCGCAGGGCGTTGCGCCGCCTTGGGGGACGCTGCTGCGCGCGTGTCAGTTCGCCGAGGCGATCACGCCTTCGTCCCGCGTCGAGTACACGCCGGTGTCCGATCCGGGCGAGAGTCTGACGATCCGCTACTGGGAGGACGGGCACGTCTACGTGTCTCGTGGCGCGCGCGGGACGGTCCAGTTTTTCTTCAACGCGTACCAGGTTCCTTACGCGCGCTTTCGGTTTCGCGGCTACGACACCAATGGCACCGAGGCTGCCTGGGGCGGCCCGGCGAACCCCTTCGCTGCATGGAAGACGCCGCTGATGCCGTACGAGGCCACGGCCAGTCAGGTGCGGCTCGGCTGCACCTACGCCGGCGGGACGATCAGCGGCGGCACGTCCTATCCTGCGAAGGGCTTCAGTCTCGATATGGGCGACAATCTGACCTACGATCCGATCATCGGCGGCGAGAAGGTGGTCATCACTGCCCGTGAGCCAAAAGGCGAGATGATGATGGAACTGACCGCCGCGCAGGAGGCCACGTGGCGCACCGAGATGAACAACTCGGTCGAGACGACGTTCGGCTGGACGCTGGGCACCACGAACGGCAACCGGATTGCGGTGTTCGCTCGTCGCCTGCAGCGGCAGGAGTTGCAGGGCCTGGACGACAACGGTTTCCGTCGGGTGAACGTCAACTTCGGGCTGATCCTCGACAAGGACGACCCGAACGACAATTTCATGCGGATCATCGTGTCGTAAGGGATCCCGGCATGAACGGTACTGATGATCTTGACGCGCTTGTGCCGCCGCCGCCCGGCGTGATCCATCTCGGCGGGCAGGCGTATCCGCTTGCGGCGCTGACGCTGGGTCGTTACGCCGCCGCGCGGCGGTTTGCGGGGCGGTTCGGCGCCGCGCTGAACGCCGAGGATGTGATTGACGCGCTTGAGGTTGCCAGCGGCGATCTTTGGGACGACTTCGCGCTTGCGACCGGTATTCCGCGCGCGGCGATTGTCGAGGCGGACGCGGCGGAAGCGATCCGGGCGAGTTTTGCGCTGGTTCGGGCGGTAGCGGATTTCACCGCGGGGCCGCTGGTGGCGGCGCTGGCGAGCGGCGCGGAACCGCCCGCCGGGGCAGCGGCCCGCCGTGGGGAGAAATCGTCGCCTGGCTCGTCGGACGCGGACACGCTCTGAGCGAGGTGCTGGCCCTGACCGGGGCGCAGCTGCGGGTGCTGATGGTCGGTCACGCCCGCGTCGAGGCGCAGGCTGTCGCGCGGTTGATGAGCGCAATTCGCACCGCCGTCTGGGCGGATCGCGACACGTTCGAGGCAGCTCTTGAGGCTCTGGACGAAGGCGGCTCGGAAGACGACCGCCGCGACTGGCTGATGGGATACGACAAAGAGGACGACGCATGAGCGACGTGGCGCTGCAGCTGGTGATCGGCGCGAACAGCGCGGATGCGATGCGCGCGATCCGTGAGGTCGAGGATCGGCTTCGCGGAGCGGGCGCGCAGATGCGCAGCGTCGGCCAGATGGGCCAGCAAAGCGGTGCACAGGTCGCGCAAGGCGCGACGCTTGCGGCCGGCGCGGTCGGCAACCTGACAGCGCAGTTCAACGACATCGGCCAGATGCTGATGGCGGGGCAGAACCCGCTGACGCTGGCCGTTCAGCAGGGCACGCAGATCGCGCAGGTGCTCGGCCCGCTCGGCGCGGGGGGCGCTGTGCGGGCGCTGGGGCAGGCGTTCCTTGGAATGCTGAACCCGATCAGTCTCATTACCATCGGCAGCATCGCCGTCGGTGCCGCGATGGTGCAGTGGCTGACATCGGCGGGCGAGAAGGCCGGCACTGCCGAGGATCGGCTTAAGGGTCTTGCCGACGCGGTGAAGGCGCTGGAATCTGCCGGCGAGGCGGCGAGCGTTCCTGTGGAGCGGCAGATCGCGGCCTACGGCCGTCTGGCCGACGCGGTGCAGGCCTCGCTGCGCGCGGAGTTTGAACTGGCGCGTGCGCGCGCGAGCGCGAGGCTCGACGCAGCCGTGGACGCGGCCGCGCTGCCCGGCGTCAGGCGCGATGCGGCTACGGCGGGTCCGGACGACGCTGGTTCGCTCGAGATTGATCTGGTCGGACTGGACCTGCAGAAACTTGCCGAGCGGTGGCGAATTTCGATCAACGGTGCTGCGTCGCTTGCTAAGGCGTTCGACAGGCTGCGGGAGGCGCGCGCGGCGGGCGACGACGCGGCGACTGCGCAATCTGCGGCTGCAGCGCTGGCGACTTTGCAGCAGCAGTTCGGCGGCACGCTGGCGGAGGCTCCGGCGCAGGCGCGCGAACTCGGGGCTGCGCTGGCGGAACTGACGCGGGGCGCCGCCGACATGGCCCGGATCACGGGTCAAGCAGGCGCGCAGGGAATCGAGGCGCTGGGCAACGCCGCCGACCGGACGCGCGGCAAGCTCGACGATCTGGCGCGGGCGCAGCTTGAGCTCGCCACCCGCGGTTTGTCGGCGTCCGACCGGGCGGTGGCGATGGCGGCGGCCGAGTTTGCCGCGGCCAACCCGCTGCCTCGCGACGCGACGCCTGAGCAGCGGGCGCGGTGGGAGGAAGCGAGCCGCGCCGCCACGTCCTACGCACGGGCGGTGGCGACCGTTCGCGCCGAGATTGCCGCGCTGGATGCGGCGGATCGTGTGCAAGCGGATATTGCGGCCTTTCAGCGCCGCGCCGAGATCGCGGCCATTGAGGCACGATACGGTCGCGAAAGTGCCGAGGCGGTCGTTGCGCGCGCGGCGGCGGAGCGCGAGGCGCTCGATGCGTCGCTGCGCGCTGAAGGTGTTGCCGACGACCTGCGGCAGCAGCTGCTCGACGCATGGCAGGCCGCGCAAGGGCTGTCCGGGGTCGATCTTGCCTCGCCGATAGCGGTGGCGCGACTGGAGGCGCAGGGGCTGACCGCCGAACTGGCCGCGGCGGTCGGTGCCGCCGAGCGGGCGGTGCGCACGGCGCAGGACCGGCTGGCCGAGGCGCGAGTGAGGGCGCAAACGGTCGGCGATCCGGTCGGCCGGGCGACGCAACTTGCGGCGCTGCGTTTCGAGCGCGAGAATCCGCTGCCGGCGATTGCCACGCTGCCCGATGGTCAGCGCAACGCCGCGCTGCGCGCATGGGGGGAAAGTCGCGCAAGGTACATAGCGGCCGAGCGCGAGGCGGCGCAGATCGAACAAGCTACACTTGCGCTTGAACGCGGGCTGCGCGGCGGCGGCGGGGGCGGTGGGCGCGCTTCCGGCGACGGGCTGGATCAGCTGCAGGCGCGCGCGCGCGGAGCGATGGAGGATGTGGCCCTCGCTGTGGCCGGCATTCACGAGCAGGTGCGGGCGGGGTTGATGACGACCGCCGAAGGGGCGGATGCGGTGGAGGCTGCCAAGCGGCGGGCGGCGACGGCGCTTGCCGAGCTGATTCCCCGGATCGAGGCGATGGGTCCGGCGGGTCAGCTGTCGGCCGAGCAGCTGCGGGCGGCGCTGGCCGGGATGGTTGCCGAGCTCGGGACGGCGAACGCAGGCATCCGCGATGCGCTGTCGAACGGCTTCGAGGACATCATCGCCGATTTCCTCAAGGGCACGAAGACGATGGGCGAGGCCTTCGCGGCCTTCGGCGACCTCGTGATTGCGACCATCGCCCGAATCGCCGCCGAGCGGATCACGCAGCAGTTCATCATGCCGATGATCAATCCGCTGATCGACGGGTTGTTTGGGCTCTTGCCGTTTGCGCGAGGTGGCGTCGTTGCGGGCGGTTCGTCGGGGCTTGGGGCTTACCGGGACAGCGTGGTGGATCGGCCGACGCTGTTCCCGATGCGGGGCGGCGTCGGGCTGATGGGCGAGGCGGGGGCGGAGGCGATTCTGCCGCTGGTGGGTCGCGGGGGTGTGCGGGCGCTTGCGCCTGACGGAGAAATGGTGCTGCCGCTGGCGCGCGCCGCCTCGGGCCACCTTGCTGTCGCGCTGCCCGGTTCGATCCGTGTGTCGCCGGATTTCGCAAATCGCGTTGCGGCCTTTGCGCGCGGCGGGGTGCCGCAGGGTCTGCTCGACGTGCTGCCGGCGAGCATGTTGCGCGCCAACGCGCCGCGCGGCACCGGCTCGGCGGCTGGCACGCCGCCGCCTGCGCGGGGCACACGGGTCGAGGTTGTCCTCAACGGCGCGACGGGGCAGGAGCGGGTGACCGAGGAGCGGTTCGCGGACGGCGACGACGACGTGATCCGCATGCTGGTCGATCTGGTGGACGGCGCGCTGACGGAAAATGCCGCGCGCGGGCGGGGCCAGCTGACGGCGGCGTTGCGGCAGATGTTCGGTCCGCGGAGGCCCGGACTGTGACCCGGCGCTGGCCCGACAGCCTGCCGGTGCCGGTTGCTCGTGGCTACCGGCTGGAACTGGCCGACATGGCGCGGCGTACCGAGTTCGAGATTGCGGTTCGTGCCCGTCGCATCACCACCACCCGCCGTGACCGCCCGACGCTGGCCGGGCGTCTGACCGATGCGGAGTTCAATGCCCTGCGCGCGTGGTGGGGGGACGAGGCATGGTCTCTGGCCGGGGCATCGGACAGCATGGCGTCTTGGACATTCAGCGGGTCCAGCCGCAGTGCGGGGGGCGCGATCGGGCCGGACGCGGTGCCTTGCGACGTGCTGCGCGAGGATGGATCGACCGGCGAGCATTACGCCGAGGTGGCGTTGTCGCCGCCGGGATGGACCGCCGGGGATCGCGCGACCGCGGTTCTGTCGCTCTTGCCGATTGGCCGTTCGCAGGCGCGTGTGGGCATCGTCGGGCGCGACGGGGTGCAGCGTCGGGCGGACGTTGATCTTTCTCTGCGCACCGTTCTGGCGCTCGACGCCAACGTCGAGGTTGCGGTGTCGCCTGCCAGCAACTGGACGCGGGTGCGGATCACCGCCCCGGTCGGCGGTGGCGGGAACCCGGTGCGGTTGCGCGTGACGACGATGCATGCCGGGCTGGTGTCCTTGGCGGGCCTTGACGGTCCGGCGCTCGGCGTGGGGCAGGTGAACGCCCGGCGCGGGCGCAGCGAGCAGGGCGTGTTCGTGCCCACTGCGGCCGATGGCACTGCGCTCGGGGCAGCGGGCGGGTCGACCTGGTTCTTCTGTCAGATCGCGGTGGGCGGCGGTTACGTCCGGCGCGAGGTATTGCCGCTCGGCCCTCTTCTGGCTGAGCCGCGCCCCTCGCTCAACTGGGAATTCACCCTGCCCGTGGAGGCCCGAGATGCCTGATCCTGCGCTATCCGCCGCACTGGCCGAGGCCTATGCCAGCGTCCCCGACGGCACCGTGATCCTCGACACGCTGGAGGTCTGGCATCCGGCCATCACGCAGCCGCTGCGGATCGTGGCCGACGGTCAAGCGCTCGATGCGCGGCTTGAGGCGGATGCGGCGCGCGATGCGGGTGCGGTGGTGTCTTTCGTGCCGCTTGCCTTTCGCCTGCGCCCGCCCGAGGCAACGCCGGACGCGCCGGGCGTTCTCGAGGCGGAGATCGACACGGCCGGGCGCGAGATCGTGGCCGAGATCGACGCAGCTGTCGCCACGCTTGACCCGATCGAGATCATCTGGCGACGCTTCATCGTCGCGACGGCGCTTGACGGGCCGGAGTATGTGGTGCGCGGGCTGACGCTGCGGACGGTCAGTGCGGGCGTCGCGCGGATGACCGCCACGGCCGCCTGGGCCGACCTTGTCAACGAGCGGTTTCCGCGGCTGAGCTATACGCGCGAGCGTTTCCCGACGCTGGAACTCGGGGTATGACGGACCACTGGGTGGGGCGCTGGGTCGGCACGCCATGGGTTCCCGGCGTGAGCGATTGCTGGTCGCTGGCGCGCGCCGTCTGGGCCGAGGAGTTCGGGCGCGCGGTCGAGCCGCTTCCGGTTGATCCGTCCGACGCGCGTGCGGGCGCGCGGGCGTTGGCGGCGGGCGCTGCGGGCTGGGTGGCGGTCGCGGTGCCTGCCGAGGGCGACGGCGTGCTGATGGCGCGGGGACGGCACCCGTGCCATGTGGGGATCTGGGTGGCGCCGGAGCACGTGTTGCACGCGATCGAGCGGACGGGCGCGATCTGCACGCCTGTCGGGCGGATCGGCGAGACGGGCTATCGGATTGTGTCGGTCCTGCGCCGACCGGAGTGGGCATGAGGATCGCGGTCGTCACTCTGCGCAATCCGTTCGACCCGGCCTCGGCGGAGCGGCGGGTGCTGCGTCGGCGCGCGCGGGTGCGGGCGCTGGCGCGGGGCGTCGTGGGGCGCGGGCGTCCGGTCGTCGCCATTCTGAACGGGCGGCCGCTGTTGCGCGCGGGCTGGCGGCGGCGGCTTGCCGATGGCGATCACCTTGCGCTGATCGTGCTTCCGGCGGGCGGGGGCGGGCAGGGCGGATCGGACCCCTTGCGCGCGATCCTGTCGCTGGCGCTGATCGTGGTCGCAGGCCCGGCGGCAGGGCTGCTGGGGCTCGGGAAATTCGGCACCAGCGTAGCGCAGCTTGCCATCCTTGCCGGTGGAAACGCGCTGATCAACGCGCTGCTGCCGCCGCCCACGATCGACCGCGGCCCGGGGCCGGGCGAGGTGTTCAGCCTGACGCCGCAGGGCAACGCGGCGCGTCTTGAACAGCCGATCCCGGTGCAGTACGGGCGCTTGCGGACGCAGCCTGACTTTGCCGCTGCTCCTTGGGCCGAGACGGCGGGGAACGAGCAATTCCTCTATTGCCTCTACTGCCTTGGCGCGGGCGAATACGAGATCGAGCGGATCGCCATCGGCGACGTGCCGGTCGAATCCTTCGGCGAGGTCGAATACGAGGTGATTCCGCCCGGCGGGCAGGTGACGCTGTTCCCGTCGGCGGTCGAAACATCGTCGCTCGTCTCGGGGCAGGACCTGCGCGGGCGGGAGAGCTGCGCCTTTACTCGTTCGGGCGCGACGTTGACGGTGACCGAGACGAGACACCGCCGGGCCAGCGGGCAGACCGTGCGCCTGACTGCACCGGGTCAGCCCACGGTGATCGCCGCCATCGGCACCGTGCCGGATGAGGACACCTGGACGGTCGAGGCGCCGGGATGGACGGCGACTTCGGGCACGCTCCAGGTCGAAAGCATCCTTGGCGGCGCTCAGGGCTTTCCGGCCTCGGCTCCGGGCACGACGGCGACGGCTGTCGGGGTCGATCTTGTCTGGCCGGGCGGTCTGTACGCGACTGACGCGCAGGGGCGGTTGGCTGAACTGGCGACTACCGTGCGTTTCGAGGCGCGGCGGATTGACGATGCCGGCGCGCCGCTTGGCGACTGGATATTGCTGGGCGAGGAGACGCTGCGCGACAAGACGCGCACGCCGCAGCGGCGGTCGTGGCGCTATCCTCTGCCCACGGCCGGCCGCTGGGCGGTGCGCGCCTGGCGTACCGATGTTCGGTCCACCGTCGAAACAAACGCTCACGACGTCGCCTGGGGCGGCCTGCGCGGTTATCTGACCGAGGCGCAGAATTGGCCGCCGGTCACGCTGCTTGCGATGCGGTTCCGCGCCACCGGCAACTTGGCGCGTCAGGCATCGCGGCAGGTCCATGTGACCGCCACCCGAAAGCTGCCGGTCTGGACTGGCAGCCACTGGACGGCGCCGCAACCGACGCGCTCGATAGCCTGGGCGCTGGCCGACATGGCGCGCAACGCGGATTACGGGCCGGGCCTGCCGGACGCGCAAATTGACCTTGCGGGTCTGCTGGCGCTTGATGCGCTCTGGACCGCTCGGGGGGACTTCTGCGATATTCGATTGACCGAGGCGGGCGGCTGGTGGGATGCGGCGGCGCGGGTGGCGCTGACGGGCCGATCGCGGGTTTTGATGCAGGGCGGGCGGCTGCGCGTGGTGCGCGACGGCCCCGAGGCGATTCCGGTCGCGTTGTTTTCGCAGAGGAATATCGTCGAGGGATCGTTCGGGATCGATTGGCTAATGCCGGGCACGGGCATTGCCGACGCTGTCGAGGTGAGCTATCTGGACGCGCAGACGTGGCAGCCCGAGCGCGTGATTGCTCGCCTGCCCGGCAGCACCGGAGGCCGCCCGGCGACGCTGCGTCTCGACGGGGTGACAAGCCGGGCGCAGGCGCTGCGCGAAGGGCTCTACCAGGCCGCCGCGAACCGCTACCGCCGCCGGGTCGTGCGCTTCGCCACCGAGATGGAAGGCTTCATCCCTGCGCCGGGCGACCTCATCGCGCTGCAGCACGATCTTGTGGGCTGGGGCGCGCAGGCCGAGGCGGTGGCCTGGGATGCTGCGACGCGGCGGCTGACGCTCTCCGAGCCGCTCGACTGGTCGGGGTCGGGTCATGTCATCGGCCTGCGCCGCCGCGACGGCTCGCTTGCCGGGCCTGTGGCGGCGAGCCGCGGTGCGACCGACCGCGAGGCGGTCCTTGCTGTCGATCCCGGCTTGACCCCGGACACCGGGCAGGGTCGGTTGCGCACCATGGTCGCGTTCGGTCGCGCGAACAGCTGGGCGGCGCTGGCCAAGGTGGCAGCGGTGCGCCCGCGCGACGCCGTGACGGTCGAAATCGAGGCGGTGATCGAAGACCCGGCCGTGCACGTGGCCGAGATTGGTGTCGCACCGCCGCCCCTGCGCACGGGCGCCCTGCCGCGCCTGCCTGACGCGCCGGTGGTGACGGGGCTTTCGGTTGTGTTGTCGCCCGACGCGATCGCGTTCCTTGCTTGGTCGCCCGCGCCGGGGGCCACGCATTACGAGATCGAGATGGCCGAGGGCGGCATCCGTACGGTCAGCGCTGCCGGCTGGACTCGCGCGGCCGAGACGGCGTCGGCGAGCGTCACCCTGCGCCCGCCCTACGGGCCGCGTACGCGCTTCCGCGTCCGTGCCATCGGCCGCAGCGCGGGGCCATGGGCCGAGACGCAGGCCGGCGTGGCTCGGCCAATCGTCTGGCTCACGCGCGAGGACGCCAACCTCGAATACGTCTGGACCCGGCGCCGCGGCCAGACCGTCTGGCAGACCCTCGGCGACACCATCTGGACCTATCTGGGAGATCCCCCATGACCACCTTGCCCGCGGCTGCGACGTTCCAGCAGGAGCCGATGGCGGCGCAGACCCTGTCGGACGCGCTGGTGCAGATGCGCGATTTCATTGCCGAGGCGCTGGGCACGTCATCCGACCCGGCGGATGCGCTGGCGGCGCTCGGGGCGCTTGTCTCGGGCCATGCGGTGGCGTCGTCTGCGCGCAGCGTCTCGGCGGCCGATCGCGGCCGGGTGATTGTCTGCACCGGCACGTGGGCACTGACGCTGGCGGAGGCGGCCACGCTGGGGGCGGGTTTTGCGGTCGTTGTCGCGAACAGAGGCACCGGCACGATTACGCTGACGCGTTCGGGCGGCGATCAGATCGATGGGGCGGCGACGGCGGCGCTGGGGCCGGGCCGGGCGGCACTGATCGTCTCCACCGGTACCGGCTGGATCACACTCGCGCTGCCCGGCACCGCCGCGGGCGCGCTGCCGCTGGCAGACGGGACGGCGGCGCTGCCCGGTGTGGCGTTTGCGGGTGACCTCGACACCGGGCTGTTCAGGCAGGGCGCGGATGCTCTCGGCGTATCGGCCGGCGGGGCTGAGCGGTTGCGGATTCTCTCGACCGCTGTTCGCGCGCTGGTCGCGCTGCGCCTGACCGACGGCACGGCGGCGGCACCTGCTGCGACGTTCGAGAGCGATTCGGACACCGGGCTCTACCGGGCCGGTGCGGACGCGCTGGCCTTTGCCGCAGGCGGGACGGAGCGGCTGCGCGTCACCACGGCGGGGGCGCAGGTGACGGGCCAAATCACCGGGACGGCGGTGACGCAGAGTGCCACCGATTCGACCGCAGGGCGCCTGCTGAAGGTGGGCGATTTCAACATCGGAAACGTGGCCGCTGATCCGCCCGCAGTGCCGGGCGGGGACATTGACGCATTTAATATTCCGAGCGGCTGGTATCGGTTCAATAACACGAGCGCAGGAACTCTGCCGCCAGACACAGCCGCGGCGTTTGTCATTCTGCAAAACTGGTGGCGAAGTGCGCAATCCATATTTCAAATGGCCACTGTGCGGCTTTTCAGCCCGGATCGCGTCGTAGTCTGGATGCGCAATTCCACCGGCCAGCCGCCGAGCGGCTGGATGCCGTGGCGTCGGCTGTATTCGCAATGGGACATCCTCGGAGCCGTCAGCGAATCCGGCGGGGTGCCGACTGGCGCCGTGATCGAGCGCGGGTCGAACTCGAACGGCGAGTATGTGCGGTTTGCAGACGGGACGCAAATCTGCACTCGTGCCGTTAGCGTTAGCCTTGCCATCGACACCGCCTTCATGGGCGGATTCAGATCGTCCGGGCAAACGTGGACGTTTCCGGCGGCGTTTTCTGCTGCGCCTGTTTTCACTCCAGTCGCCAGAAACCTGACGGCGTTCGGGGCCGTAAGCGCCAACGTGCCCGGCACCACATCAGCTACCTACGCCGTGACCGCTGTGTCGTCACAAAGCGCCGCCACGCGCGAGGTGGCATTGCACGCGGTTGGTCGCTGGTTCTAAGGAGGGTTTGCCGTGCAGCTTGTGTTTTCTCCGATCCGCATGGACGGCGAACTGACCATCCATGTCGCGGGTAACGTGCTGACGCTCAACGGCACTGCCATTGATCTTTCCGGCGTGCCGAACGGCGGAACACTGGCGCAGGGCGACATTGCTTCCGACTGGATCGCGGGCGATGTGACGCGGGACACCGACGGTCTGCTCACCGTCCCTGTGCTACTGCCGCACGGGCCGAACGCCCCCGAGGCACGGCGGTTTCCAGCGTCGGCAGATGTGGACGAGGACGGGCCTGTGGCGCTTCCGCCGTTTGACGCGGCACCGGAGTCGTGAATCGTCAACGGAGATCTATACGTGAGCGACGACAAGGGCATCTGGGCACGCGTGATAATCGAGCTCGTGGCTACCCAAACGGTGATTCTCGCCCTCTGGGGCGCGCTTGGCGGGGCAACGAACGCTCTGACCACGAAGATGCGCCTGCGCGACGCGCTGCGTCATGTTTTGCTCGGTGGCCTGATCGCGGTTGGCATGGGCAGCCTTTCCATGGCGGTCGTGACTGTGTGGCTTGGATTGCCGCCGCACGCGATTCCGGCGGGCGGAGCGGTGGGGTCGGCAGCTTATCTTGTGGGTGTCTTCGGCCCGGCTGTCATCGAACTCGCTCTTTCCCGGCTGCGCGCTGCGAAGGAAGGAACGAAGGATGAATAATCTGATCCGCCTCGTGCGCGCCCTTTGCCTTGATCCGGTGAATGCTCAACATGCGTTCAGCCACCGTCTTCGCGTAGGTCTTGCCATCGCGGCGCTGATCCTCGTCGTCTCGCTTTTGAGGTAGCCCCATGCAAACCACAGATCGGGGACTTGTGGCCATCGTCCGGCACGAAGGCATCGTGCCCGGCCCGTATCTGGACGTGAAGAACGTCTGGACCTTCGGCATCGGCCACACCGCCGCAGCCGGGCCGCCTGATCCGGCCACACTGCCGCGCGGGATGCCGTCGGACCTTGACGCCGGGATTTGCATGGCGTTCCGGGTCTTCCGCAAAGACCTTGCCGTTTACGAGGCTGATGTGCTCCGCGCCGTCAAGGTGCCGCTCGCTCCCCACGAGTTCGATGCGCTGGTGTCCTTCCACTACAACACGGGCGCCATCGCCCGGGCGAGCCTGACAAAACTCCTCAACGCCGGGAACCGCGCCGCCGCCGCCGATGCGTTTCTGAACTGGCGGCGACCGGAGGCGATCATCCCCCGCCGCGAGGCCGAACGCGCCTTGTTTCGCCATGGGATCTATTCCGGCGGCACGATCCCGGTCTGGTCAGTGGACCGTAGCGGACGCGTGGACTTTTCGCGGCCGATCCGACGGCTGACCGAGGCCGAGGCGCTGGCCCTTCTGCGCCCGCAGCCCGCGCCCCCCGCGCCCCCGCCGCCGCCTGCACCGCTGCCGCCGCCCATTCAGCAGCCCGCCCCGAAGCCGCCACTGCCTGCACCGCCGCAATCGCCCGCCCCCGCGCCCGGCTGGTGGCAGCGGTTGGCCGCTTTCTTCTCCACCATGAATCGGAGGACCTGATCCCATGCGCTACATTCTGCCGACGTCGCTCACCTGGTGGGCGGGCGTCCTTGCCATTGTGACGGGAGCGGCCTCGCTGCTGCTGCCCGACACCGGAACGCTTGGCGATCTCAGGCAGGTGATCGCGCAGGTGACCGGATCGAGCGACGCATCCCCGGCTGGTCTGATCGCCCTCGGCCTCGGCCTGATTGGCTTGCGCGACCGGCTGGAGCGCGGGTTCCGCGGCGATGATTGAATTCATCGCGGGCATGCTGACGGGCGGTGTCATCGGCGCGTTTGTTGTCGCCTTCTGTGCGGCCGCAGCGCGCGGGGACCAGCCGCGCGGCGACCACCACTGGCACGTCGGCGACGACGGCGCGCCTGCATTGCACTTCAAAAACAGGAGGTCCGAATGAGCTTGGAATTGCTGCTCTACAATAGCCGTCTGAACACCAGGCAGACAGCACCCAATTTGCACCCCGTCACACCAAACGACAACACCGACCTGCCTGTATGGGCCTCTGCGCTCTACGTTGGCGTCGGCGGCACGCTGCGGGTGGACACCGTAGGTGGTCAGACCGATGTGCCTGTGGTCGCGCCTGACGGGATTATCTTGCCGTTCGGCGTGCGGCGTGTCAGGGCGACCGGGACGACTGCATCGTCGATCCTGGCGCTGGC